ACACACTTTCATGATTGGCGACTTGTTCTGATGTGCCTTGGAGTGGCCTCGGACGAAAGTGCGCTGCGGGTTGTATCCGCAGGGGCAAGCCGCCAACCATGAGGGTGAATGCGCAGGCTGATGCGCAATGAGAATCCATGCGGGTAGCCATCTAGTAGCGCAAGCGAAATATGGTCCGTAAGCCGGAGATCAGCGCCGGCCACTCTCAACCATTTCCGCATGAGCGCTGCTCAGCAGTTGGCACTGTTGCCGAGTCCCGGCATATACGGGGCCGCGCTCATACGCAAATGATCAATCAACTGAAAAGGATCGGCATGGGAACAGCTATGGTGTTGATCGACGGGAGCGCTGGCAGATACGCGCGGTACGTCGACGGAAAACCTGATTTTGGCGTAGTGATGACGAGTGATGATCTGCTGACCGGTGTTGAGGTCGAATTATTGCGCGCCGATCCAGTCGAGTTTGCTCTCCGGCACGGCTAACCATTCCCCCGCGCTGCTCCCGGCTGATTGCTGTCAACCCTGCGAACTCTCCGCGCAGGCGAGGCCGGTGAGCGCGCACCTACACCAAGTGAGGAAGTGATGACGCCCGAACAATTCGCATACTGGCTGCAAGGCTTCGTTGAGTTGACCCAAGGGCAGACTCCGAACCCCGCGCCGTGGAAGTCGATTCAAGCGCATCTGAACACGGTATTCAACAAGGTGACGCCGCCTGTCAAAGAATTTCGTGAACTCGGGACTGACCGAGTGTTCACCATACGCAACCATTTGGATCTGTCGGCGCAGTCACCCACATGGGTGAAGACCGGCGACTTCCCGCCCGGCACGATCACCTGCTGAACAAAGACTGCTTGCAGTCACGCGCCTGGCCGTGGAGTGGCGCGACGCATCACGAATAACCCCGGCAGGCCACGATAGAGCGTAAGCCGTTCCTCCCTGACCTCGGTCAGTTTCTGCGGCGCTAGGCGTGGTCAACCCATACATTCAACGCGCTGATTGAGCGAAAAGTGGCGATGCGCCGCCCTGGCAAAAGTCAAAACTGCTCAGTTTGGCGAAACAACCCTATGCAATCTCTGTGAGGTTCACCAATGGCACGTTGCGGAGCCAAAACCCGCAGCGGCACGCCATGCCAATCACAGGCGATGGAGAACGGCCGCTGCCGAATGCACGGCGGCACAAGCACTGGCGCGCCGATAGGCAACAAGAATGCGGCGAAGCACGGCATCTACAGCACGGCTCTATTGCCGGGTGAGGATGAATGCGCTGGCGATCTGCGCAACTCGATTGGCGCGGTCGAAGATGAGCTATTCATCACGCGCTTACGGTTGCGCCGCGCACTGAAGGCAGAAGCCGACGCGATCCAATCGAACAACTTCCTGGTGATCGATAGCGAGGTTCAGCGTGACGGCGACGGTAAAGCATACGCCGCGGCTGAGACGCATCTGAAGCGCGTCGACTACACCGCGATCATTGACCGGCTGACGGCTCGCATTGAGTCGCTGGAAAAGACCCGGGCAGAGTTGCAGAAAAACAATCCGCCGGGCGACGAGCCGGTGACGCGCATCGAGATCGAGGTCGTCGCGCCGAAAGAGGTGAAATCGTGAGCGGAAAGACGGTTCGCCTGCAAATGACGGAGCCGCAAGCCAAGTTTTTCCAGATGAACGACAAGTTTCCGCTGTTCTGCGGGGGCTTTGGTGTCGGGAAAACGGAAACGCTGGCGAATTGCGCGATGCGTGATGCGTTGCACTCTTCGGATGCGCTCGTTGCTTTATATGAGCCGACATATGACCTTGTGCGTCTGATTCTGGCGCCTCGGATGGAAGAAAAGCTGTCCGACCTAGGGCTTCGCTACAAGTACAACAAGCAGGAAAACATCATCTACGTGAGTTCGCCCGGGTGCGGCGACTTTGTGATGCGGACTCTTGAAAATCCGGCACGAATCGTCGGCTACGAGAGCTACCGCGCACACGTTGATGAGATCGACACACTAAAGAAAGATCTCGCGCAGGCTGCTTGGCAGAAGATCATTGCGCGGAATAGGCAGAAGCCGAAGGGAATCGTCAACCCGTTCAATCGGGTGTCGGCATACACAACGCCGGAAGGGTTCGCTTTCGCACATGCCACCTGGGTGAAAGACCCGAAGCCCGGGTATGCGATCGTCCAGGCTGCGACGATGAGCAATCCATTTCTCCCGGACGATTACGTTGATACGCTGCGCGCCTCATACCCGCCGCAACTCATCGAAGCTTATTTGAACGGGTCGTTCGTGAATATGACGAGCGGCGCCGTGTATCCAGATTTTGACCGCAGGCTGAATCACACAGATGCGGAACTTGAGCCGGACGACCTGATACACGCGGGCGTCGACTTCAACGTGAACCATATGGCATCGCCGATCAACGTCATCCGCAACGGGCTTCCGTATGCGGTTGACGAGATGGTTGATGTGCGAGACACGCCGACGCTTGTCAGGATGCTGAAGGACCGCTATCCGAGTCGCAGCATCATCGTCTATCCAGATGCGAGCGGCCACAACACGAGCAGCAAGAACGCGAGCGAATCTGATCTCTCGATTCTGAAGCAGGCCGGTTTCACGGTGCGCGTCGATTCAACGAATCCCGCCATCAAGGATCGCGTCAACGCCATGAACGCCATGATCGCCAACGATAAAGGCGAGCGGCGATTCAAGGTGAACACGCATCGCTGCCCGAAGCTCACAGAGGCGCTTGAAGAACAGGCATATGACAAGCACGGGATGCCCGACAAATCTACCGGAAAAGACCACGTTGTAGACGCTCAAGGCTACTTCATCGTGAAGAACTGGCCGATCGTGAAGCGCCAGACGACCGTCCGCCCGCTCCACATGTAACCGAACACACACATGACGACAACAGTGCGCGACCAGTCCGCCGCAGTGCAAGCGATGGCCGAGAACTGGCCGATCGTCGATGCGCTGCTCGGCGGCACGCCGGCCATGCGCAAGGCTGGCAAGACCTATTTACCGCAGTGGCCCGGCGAGTCCGACGAAGCGTACAAGGCGCGCAAGGACACGGCCACGCTGTTTCCTGCATTCCCTCGCACGGTCGAGGTGCTGGCCGGCAAGCCGTTCAGCAAGCCTGTCACGCTGACCGACGATGTGCCCGCGCGCATCAAGGATTGGTGCGACACGGACATCGACTTGCAGGGGCGCAATCTGCACGCGTTCGCTGCGAGCCTGTCGGAGGAAGCGCTGTCGCACGGCATCACCGGCATTCTGGTCGATTACCCGAAGGCAACCGGCGTTCGCACGAAGGCAGAAGAAAACGCCGCGGGCATCCGGCCGTATTGGGTGCATATCCACGCTGGCAACATTCTCGGCTGGCGCTCGAGGCGCATCAACGGCGCGGAAGTGTTCACGCAGTTGCGGCTGCTCGAGCAGGTCATCGAGGATGACGGTGAGTTCGGCGAAAAGATGGTCGAACAGGTGCGCGTGCTGACGCCGGGTGCATGGGCGACCTATCGCGAGTCAGAAAAGCCCGATCCGAAGACCAACAAGCCCGAATGGATCTTGCACGAAGAAGGCGTTACGACGCTCGACGTGATCCCGTTCGTGCCGATCTACGGGCGCCGTACTGGATTCATGACCGCGGTCCCGCCGCTGCTCGAACTGGCGCACATGAACGTCGAGCACTGGCAGAGCAAGAGCGATCAGCAGACGATTCTGCACGTCGCGCGCGTGCCTATTCTGTTCGGCAAGCAACTCGGAGAAGCGCCGGTTGTGGTTGGCGCTGGATCGATGGTCTCGTCGGACAACGAACACGGCGATTTGAAGTACGTCGAGCACTCTGGTCTAGCAATCGAAGCAGGGCGGCTCTCGCTGCTCGATCTTGAGGACCGCATGCGCCAGGTCGGCGCCGAACTGCTCGTCATCAAGCCGGGCAAGACGACCGTCGCACAGACCGTCGCCGAGAACGAAGCCGGGATGTGCGCGCTGCAACGCCTGATCGAAGACGTCGAGGACGGTATCGACGCCGCGCTAGACCTGACAGCGAAATGGATCAAGGAAGCGAAGGGCGGCAACG